TTCTCCTTGGTTCTGATAGATTACATTCATCAAGTTGTTATTATGATATATTAACCTATCTACCTCTGATTGTAAAGTTTTAAAATGATCGTAACAATCATTAAGTATTCTTTTGTTAAAGGGGTCAGAGTCCTTAATCAACTCTAGTCTCTTGAGTAGTAGGTCTGTTTTTTCGTTCATGTGTTCTTTTCCTTTATCCCTGACAACTCACACAAACCTCATCATCTTCAAAGTCCTTCAGAGCATTACGGTCTACCTTAGTCCCAACCTTCTCCGCTGTAACACCTGCAGTCGTTCTGAGATAATAAAGTCCCTTAAGCCCTTCCTTCCACGCCTTGAGGTGTACTTGATTGACAATAGCTTTGTCAGTACCCGCCGGGAAGAAGACGTTGACAGACTGGCCTTGGCAAATGAACTCTTGGCGTTTTGCTGAGTGCTCAACAACCCAACTCTGATCGAGTTCAAATGCTGTCTTAAATGTGGCCTTCTCGTCGTCGGATAGGAACTCCAAGTGCTGTACAGAGCCTTCATTCTCAAGAATACTTTGCCATACCTTCTTGGTGTTTTGCCCCTTCTCATCTAAAAGTTTCTCCAAGTACGGATTGCGAACAGTATGACTACCGGCACGAGTACGATGCACAAAGCAATTGCTAATACGTGGTTCAATGCTAGCAGAGCACCCGCATAGGATGCTAGAATTAGCGTTAGGAGCAACAGCCAACAGATGCATATTTCTAACACCATAACCCACTCCATCAGGACATTCGCCACGCTCCACAGCGAGCGAGTAGGTGGCCTCAACAGACTGGGCTTTGATGTCTTTGAAGATTGCATAGTTCTCACTCGCCGCTTGCCATGACTCCCATGCTATGCCTTTGCTTTGTAGGTATCCGTGGAACCCCATTGCTCCAAGGCCGATTGAGCGTTCTCGATAAGCTGAGTAGACAGCTTTTGATAGTTCTTCTGGTGCGTTGTCAATAAAGAATTGAAGGACGTTGTCCAAGAATCTGATAAGGTCTCCAACCATTCCGCTTGCTTTCCAGTCGTCGTATCGCTCAAGGTTGACTGAGGAGAGGCAACAGACTGCTGTACGTTCTTCACTTGTTGCGAGATGGATTTCGTTGCAGAGGTTACTGCCATTAATTGACAATCCAAGTTTTCTTTGAGCTTCTGGTAAGCCTCTTTTGGCTGTGTCGATAAAGTTAAGGTAAGGACTGCCAGTTCTGAAGCGAGCTTCAAGGATTCGTTGCCACAGCTTACGAGCTTTGACTGTATCTCTAACAATTCCTGTACTTGGGTCGATAAGGTTCCATTCTGCGTCATTAATTACACTCTCCATAAATTCATCAGTGAGGTTCACTGCATTAAAAAGATTAAAACATTTCCGATTAATGTCTCCACCAGTCGGTACTTTGAAGGAGACAAACTCCTCAATATCAGGATGGCTTACGTCTAGGTACGCCGCATAGCTTCCCTTCCGTGTCTTCCCCTGTTTGTACGCTGTCATCTGAGCGTCTACTACTTTCATGAATGGGATCGGGCCCGGAGCCTTGTCGCTGATCCCTCTCACGTCTGACCAGTGCCCACCCACACCGCCGCCCTTTACGGAAAGCCACGCTACTTCACCATTATGTTCAATAAGGCTATCAAGATTGTCCCCCACGTAAGTAAGGAAACAGCTAATAGGCAACCCACTAATCTTTCCATTCGGTTCTGGGGCATTGCTGAGGACAGGGCTTGCAAACATGAACCACCCCTTGCTAGCATAATCGTAGATACGCTGTGCCAAATCGAGGTCATTGCCACAATAGGCCACACTAGCACGAGCAAAAGCCTCTTGAGGGGAGTTCTCATGGTCGAGCATATAGTAGTCTTGCATGAGTTTAACAGCTTGGTCGCTGAGGCGATTATCTCTTTCATAGTCAATCGTTATCCCTAAGTAGTTCGTCATAACTTCTCCAGTATTCTTTTTGTAAGGTGCTCTGACAAAAGCACCAGAGCGAACCTACTATTTTACCATATTTCTATCAGTTTGTCCAGATAGTGTTTGGCCTTTTGCAAGTCTAACTTACCACCCTTCTCCTGAAAACGTGCCATGTATTTGATAACATTACCTAAGATAAATCCTTTGAACTGCTCTTCAGACATCCAACATTCCATAGCGTCCCAAGGCTGTATTTTCTTAGCTGTGTAATGGTCACCTCCAAGTTGATAATTTCTAGCCATTTCTCCAAGATCACTCAAGTCGTCAAACCTCCTACTCATCTTCCAAGTCCTCAAGGAAGTAATCGAGTTTAGCCTCTACCTTATCATTAAAGCGATCCACCAGTTCCTCTGAGGTGATCTCAAGCACCTCAAGGACACTGATTTCGTCTTGCTGTTTCAAGCGGTCACACACGTCGGTAAATGTTAGCATACTTCCGCTTCCTTAAGAAGTTCAGTAATGGTCTCGACAGTGTAGTGCCTAAAGCCATTCTTGTTAGCCCATTCAGCCATTGTGAACTTAGTCCCATCATTTCTTCTCCTTGCCCTTGGCATTGGTGTGTCTGGGTGGTAAAACACAAACACTAACTCTTCATGTATTAAACTTTTCCGTATGTCTACATACTTTCGTGCTTCCTCAGAGTCCCTGAAGCGGCCTTTGGCCTCTATCAGGAAGTCTCCGATTGCAAAGTCAGGCTCGTATATTTTCTCCTGTGTGTAGTGAACCCGACCAGTGTGGTACTGACACGGCTTGAGTACGCCTGTGTGCAACTCATACTCAAACCAACTGTCGTAGCCCTTAGGAGGCTTACCCTTCTTCATCTATCCTCCTTAGGTATTCTATAGCCCTTTGAAGATTGCCTATATCATCTTTAAGACCGCCCAAGCCACGATTACACGAATCACATAGCCAACCTCTAAAGATTTTTGTTGTGTGGCAATGATCTAAAACAAAATGCTTGCCTCTTGTCACCTCTCCAATAACCTCTGCGGTACGTTCACAGATAGGACATTGATAATTTTCATCAGGGTACGGATTGTCTGCTCGTAATCTATCGACTGCACTAGCATTTTCTCGACGACAAGTTGTACACTCTGTTCGTCTGTAGTTCCCGCCATTGGCAATAGTAAAGTTCTCTAGTGGTTGTTTGATGCCGCATTTAGAACAAACTTTACCGTCTTTAGGTTCGGATGTAATCTCCCCTGAAAACAAATCATACATCATACAGGCGTCAACTGTAATTCAGGAACCTTAGGCTCATTCTTAACCTCTGTTAAAAACCTTACACCAGTAGAATAGATAAATCCTCTTAAGGTGGGGTAACAATGGAGCTTGTAGCCGCAATACGAGCAACCCGTAGCGAGCTTTTTGTTTCCAGATTTCCCATCGTCCACGGGCTCGTGACAGAAGGACGGAGGTTCTGGAAGCTCCACCACCTTTTTTACATGGCGTACTCGCTCTGCAATGTCATAACTAATGAAGCTATGAACAGGAGCTTGTGTGTCTTCCTCATCATACTCAAGGTAACATAAGTGACCATTCTGCTTGTCAATCGCTATCCAACCGTACTTAGTGTCGCCCTCAGAGTGAGCATAGGCTTTCAACTGTGCTACATAGCCAAAGGGATCATCATACGCAAGAGTAGCGTCCTTGAACTTCTTGAAGCCGTAGGTTGAAGTTGACTTAACGTCAACCAGTCGACCATCAATACGGGCATCCATAGATCCCTTGACACCCTCGACCTCACAGAGTTTCTGTTCGTCTTCTACGGTATGTCCTGCCATACGAGTCAAGAATAAGATCAGTTCTTCAATCATATGTCCGTACATGAACTTAATGTAGTTATGAGGCTTCATCTTCTCTTGCGAGTATTTGTTCGCAGAGTACCACAACTGACGATCATTCTTGCCAATGGCACTCAAGCGTAACTTACGAGCATCACGGACAGCAGGTTTGAACTCTTTCTTCATGAGGTCTTTCATGGCCTCACCAAAGCGTTCAATCTCTGCGTCAACATCTACGTCCTTAGGAGTATTACGGTTCTCCATCAGCGTGTAGATGTCGTCTACCAATGTGTGAATTGACTTACTCATAATCCATCTCTATTAAACACTCATCAATTAAATTATGCCCAAGCATATTAGCCGCAATATCTATCTTCTTCAATTGAAACTGAATACGACGATCTTGCATACGCACGAACTCCATTAGCTTTTGTACGTTTTCAGTGCCGATAGTTAGCTCTGAGAGGCGTTCCTCAAAGTCTTCTACACTATAAATATTCTTAGTCATCTCGTTCTCCTGTTACTATCCTATTAGTATACCACGTTAATGCGTCTGTGCCCAGTTATTTCCAACTTTATATTCACCGTCCAAAGGACACTTAAGATCAAAGGCGATCCCTGCGGCCTTGATGGACTCAACCATCAGGTAACCTACCTTGTCTGCTTGGTCAGCCTTAGCTTCCAACTGATACTCATCATGGATAGAGCCAAGGAGCTTGTAATCGAGTTTCCATTGCGGAGCAAACTCACTAAAGATTGCGAGTGCCTTCTTCATTACAATCGCCCCGGCTGACTGAAGCAGTGTGTTTAGGGCACTATGTTCACTTCTGATGTGTAAGCATCGTCCGTCCAGTCCCCTGAGGTGTCCTCGTTGAGACGCTGTTGAGACTCTTTCTCTAAGCTCTGCAAGTGCGGGAGTATTGTCGAGAAAGCGTTGTCTAAGTTTCGCTCCAGTTCTCTGACTTCCATCCACAATAGAACCGATCTTGGCGTCCCCGGCTCCGTATAGGAAGGCGTATATAAATGTCTTTGCTTGAGAGCGTGTAGACAGTCCTGCATTTCGCTGATTTGTTGTGTGAATGTCTCCGTTGATGATTTCATTCGTGTACTCCTCATCATCCATATAGTGTGCAAGCATACGTAGCTCAAGGCCACTTGCGTCCACACCAACTAACTTACGTCCTTCAGGGACAATCCACAGAGCACGACACTCTGTCCCATAAGGAACCCCTACGGCAGGAACTTGAGCCATATTCGGACTACTGTGTGTCATCCTACCTGTCACTGCTCCGATTGCGTTGACTTGTCCGTGGACTCTATCGTCATCCTCGACTGCGTCAATCCACGACTGGACTTGTGCGATCCGCTTCTGAACCATAAGGTACTCTGCAATAAGCTGTGCCTCAGGTATGTCAGTAACAGTCTCCAAGACCTTCTCATCAACAATAGCTTGACCATTCTCCGTAAACTTCTCAGGCTTCCATCCGAATCGCCTAAGATACCTCCCTATCTGCTTACGGCTACCCAGATTAAACTCCGGCCAATCAATGCGAGAAAAAGCTCCTCCGACATTTACCCAGTCCTCCCCTAGAAACTTAAGCCCGACAGACGATAGATTACCGTCCTTCTTATACTTAGGTACGATCTCTTTAACGAACGTCGGAAGCGGTTTAAACTTCTCGTGAACTTTCTCCTCAAGGTCATACTGTGTCTCCTTTAACTGTGCAACTAAGTCGAACGCTTGGCGTTGATCGAGGAGCCATCCGTTAGACATTTGCTGAGTAACTTCACGCTGTACTCTGTGCTCCAGATCAACACTTGTATCTCCAAACGGTTCAAGGGCTTTCTCAAGAAAGGCAAGTACCTGCTCAGTAACTCTAACGTCTTGCTTGCAATACTCAAGCATTTCAGGCGTAAGCCTAGTCCAATCATAATATTCTCCTTTGGGAAACTTTAAGCGTTGTCCCCAAGCGTCCAGTGAGTGACCACCTTCAAGGTTGGGATTGTACAGACGAGACAGCACCAATGTGTCTGTAACATCTCCAGTGACTTTGACACCTAGGATTCTTTCTACCGCAGGGATGTCGTAGTTAATCAGATTGTGACCGACGTGTTCTGTCACATCCGAAAATAACTCCTTGACCATCTCCGCTGTTGGGTTCTCAAGTGTATACATCTGATTGCCTTTGATTGCACATAAGCACCAGATTGTCTTTGGCTTGAGTCCGTCAGTCTCAATGTCCCAGATACAACGCACTTAGAACTCCTCGATGTTGTTAGCTTCATGGACTTCTGGTTTCTGCCCACGCTCTACTCGACCTGTCAAGGAATTATAGTAGAGCCATCCTGCACTACCTGTGATGCCTGTGCGTCTGCACTTGACGACCTGCACTTGGGTACTGTTCCGTGCATACTCGTCCTCTGCCATCTTGTCACGACTTAACAGAATCGTATTGAACGAGATCTGGTTAATCGAGCCTGAGCCCTTCAAGTCGTACTCGTTGACGTTGTGCGGGTTTGACAGGCTAGGCTTTCGCATATGGCTAACGACAATCACCGACACATCGGTTTCCTTAGAGAGCTTAAGCAGTCGATCCATGAAGTCATCAACAGTCTCGTTGGAGTTGCTTGTGACAGCCGCTTGCAGTGGGTCGATGATAAGTACATCACACCCGTTGCCTTTGACCATCGCTCTCAACTTCAAGAACAACTCATCGGTATCGACAGCCCCATTGTGATCCAATAGAAGGATACGACCGTCAGTGATGATGTCAGAACGTAACTTGTCAAAGTCGATGTTCTTACGATCCTCAAGTGACAGGTTGTGCCCTGTGTGGATTGTCAACAGGTTCTCGACAGCTTCACCATTGGATGCCTCTAAGAACGCACAGCCGATGGTTTTCTGAGTATTCTTCCAGAAGTGGTAGGCGATCTCGTTGACCATCGTGGTCTTACCAACAGACGTGAGTGCACCAATAACGGTGATCTCTCCTGCGGCAATGCCTCCGTTCAACATTGAGTTCAGCATACCAAAGCTCTCAGGAAACGGAATGATCTCCTCAGTGCCTCGCTTGATGAAGTCACCCCAAGCATCC